GCCTCACTGCATATTCCATTCTTATCGTTATATACAATCTCTCGAATAAAAACAAGACGGTTAATGCCGTGGCCCACGCTGCGGTGGACATAGGAATGGGAATGTCGTTAGACATATAATTGAACCACGCATGGCCATGGAAAGCCATTACGGTACAAATGAATAGACGATAAGCATTAAGTATCATTAGAGGATCGCTTTAAAGCATACAGCTTAATCTTATAGAACTTCTCGATCGAATCGAGCTCCCATTTGATTTCATCTGAATACGCGCCAAAATTACGCAGGCCTTGGACTAGCTTGATAGAGTTTTCTATAGCGTCTTTTTGAATTTCGTAATCAGTCACCATTCAGGTCCAAATGTTTTATCAGTTCTCTCATAGATTTGAAACCAATCCACTCCATAAGCAGGGCATACATGAATCTGCTTAGGGAGGTTATTTTGATCCTTCTCTCCACCTTCACCGCAAATGAAGTAAATGCCACCGAGCTTCTCAGCTAGATCGATATGCTTAACCATCTCATGCAGCTTACGGAGCTTACGCAGCTCACCTTCGTATGCTTCTACTTCAAGGTTCATTCTACAACAACCTTCTTATAACGATTAACCGTACCATCTGGCTCTTCAACCATCAGTTCATCCTGATAGTTAGCCATCACACGATACTCACCATCTGCAATAATGCGACCCGCTTCACGCAGCGTACGCATTACAGCATTGGCGATACCAATATTGGTGCGGTTGGTGCTCTTTGCATCGAGAACAGCCTGACCACATGCTGTGTAAAGCTCGTCAGGCAGTTCCCACGACATATCGATACCAGCGGATAAATCACCTATACGACGCAAATAGGCCTGGCCACCATCAACGGAGATAGCACCGCACTTACACGTCACAAAGTCATGACGGTGCTTCGAGACGATAAAGTCATCGCACTTATTGCAGATTACAGCATTCTGAACGATCATAACAAATCCTTTCCTATAATTCTATATAGGATATATTCAATAAAAGATCAAGCGGCAATGGAAACAATCTGCGCATGAACGTTGGTACGTTGCTGGAAGTCAATTAACTCACCCTGCTCACGAACACGCTTACGAATAAGCTCTGCACGGTTAGTAGCTTGCTTCTTTAACATCATATCAAGCAGATCATCTACCGATTGCTCTGGTACGATGATCTCTTGAGTGCGTGCCAGGTTAGGAGCAAAGACCAGATTCTCAGACATACGCTGCCTAGTTTCCATAAACTGAGGCTCGGCGTCGATCGGTCGAAACTTTTCGAACGGTGCAATTGACGCAGTATGAGAGATAAAATCAGTTGCGAGATGACACGGTGCTTCGATCATATGATTCTGCATCATCATATCATAATCACGACGAATCTTATGAGTAATACCTCGCATACGATATTCCTGATGCTGAAAAGCAATCTGAATAGCATCGTAATAAGGATCTTGAATAGCTGACAGCTGCCAGCCATTCTGCTGCAGTCGATACGTATCTGTCTCCCATCCAGCGAAATGTAATCGCATTGGACGGGAGGCTAGATACCTATCACCGTAGCGATCGAAATCGCCCCAGCCCGCCATTACGCTTCCAGTGCGATATCGGTCAGCAGTTCCTTGTATTCCATCTTCAGGGTCTGGACGACCTTTTCAGCCTTAGCGATCTGCGCCAGCTTAGCCTTGAGAAGACCCTTAGCAGCTTCTGCACGCTCAGCAGCGAGTTCAGCCTGGACTTCAGATTCGAGTGCATTAACATCAAACATTGCCATAATCAATTTCCTTTTCAATTTTAGTTTGAGTCTTAATATTAACCAGGGCCAGACCCATTACCCCAAGCGCGGACAGGATTGGTATATCCAGTCTCTTCCCAACGCTTATCGATACGAGCTTGAACTTCATCGAAATGCAGAGGCTCATAGTTAGTGTGCTCGACAGAAACACACAGATAACGGGGATCAGGCATCTCTGTATCCTCGGCATATCCATGCTTCCACCAGCCCATGATCTCATTCGCATGCAGGTGACCATGAACGTTCACCTTGAAACGTTCTGTCACACAGTCAGGGTGCAGTGGGATATGGCTCAGGATGAACTTATCCACAAACACACGAACACCATGGATCTGCTCGAAGCCAACCTCACGGTAGTCATCATCGTTGAAGATATCGTGGTTGCCACGAATCAGGATCTTACGACCGTTCAGACGCTTAACCAGATTGAGATACTTCTTGTTGATAACAACGTCACCAAGATGGTACACAGTATCCTGTGGCTTGACCTTGGCGTTCCAGCGCTCGATCATAGTCTCATCCATCTCCTCCGTAGAGGTGAACGGACGCAGCGGACTACCGTCAGCCTGCTTAAACTTTTCCCACGAGTTCGTATGCCCGAAATGAGTATCGGAGATAACGAAACGATTTACAAACTTAGTCATTTTCTTCACGCTTTCCATTAGCGAATTCAACCAGAGCAACAGCCAGATCCAGCGCTTGCTCTTTCGTCAGAGACAGGTAGGGGGTGCGAGTGCCACCAGGAGGAGTTACCTGCAGACATGCTCCGCGCTCTGTACCACCGAAGTAACGAGTCAGCATAACCTGACCGTTGATAGATTCAGTGCCTTTCAGTTCAGTCGACATATGCTTCTACCTTCTTCTCACGCTTATACACAGCGCCCTTACCCTTCTTGGCAGGGACGATCTTAGGGACGTTAACCCGACAGCAGCGAGCGATCGGGTTACGAGTCTTAAGGGTCTTTCTCTGTTTCATATCTTCTTATAAGCTCTTATGAGAATAAGTGCAACTGTTAATTGCGATGAAACCACTTATGGTACAGACCGACTTCACGACCATAAGCCTCGATCTCCCAGGGAGCATCCCAGTAGCCATCTTCCTTCGACTTCGGCGACCAGAGCTCACCCTGCCAGCGAGTAACGATCCGAAGACCCTTACCACCGCGAGCCAGAGCCAGCTCCTTGCCGAGCTCGTTCTTAGCGTACTGCTTGACATGAACCATCTCATGACCGAGGACCTTGATCATGTCTTCGATCGGAGCGCGCTTCAAACGGATGGTGAAGTAGCGAGGATCCTTGTGATCGTCTTCCGAAATGCATTCACCGTCAACATCGAGCGTCTTGACGACCTCGATATCGAGATTAATGCCACGAGCAGTACGAGCATGGAGCAGCTGAGCAGCGAAGAAACGAGCAGCCTCTTCGAGCTTGTCAGCGTTGCGGGGACCAGTACCATCAATCGAAATAATCATAAGAACCTCCATTTGATAACTTAATATAAGCTATCTCAGAGATTAATGCAACTGTTTAGTTTTTTTGAAAATCAATCAGTTATAGATCATACGACGATACATCATATCGTAATATGATGCTAGCTGCCCACCCCAAACCGGCTTCATAGCCAGCGCCATCGCTCGTGCTCTAGAGCGTTCGTTATTGCAGTAATGGGCCCAGAATAGGTTATGAGCAGCCTCTGCGTTAGGATTTCTGTGTTGAAGGACGGCGAATATTACATCACCGTCCTTCTGCTTATCAATTTCTAGTACCTGGTAATGGTCTTTTACATATCCAGCAATTCTAGAATTAACGGCTGTAATTGGTCTGCATACTCGCGACCAGCAGGGGTCGACGCTAAGCCCAATACAACAGCTAATAGCATAATTTGGATTACTCTTTTGTTCTTTAATAAGTTCTTCATTTAACGCTCCGATAATATTTTGATTGTGGAACTTCACTTTCAAAATTTTGAGCGCTTGCTTTTTATTACGTACTTCAACTTTACGGTATACATTCTCAACTTGCTCAATGTACTCAGCAAGCTTTCCATAATCATGCATTTTGTGTGCTAATTCGCGTGTAAGGAGATTGGTAGTGTTTATATAATAATATAAATTTATTAGTTTTCCGAGCATTTTTACCATCCCTTCAGCAGGAATAAATACCCATATGAAAAAACTATGTGTACTAATACCAGCCTATAATGAACAAATCGTCATAAGTTCTACCATACAATCGTTATTAGATTGTGGATTCAATTCCACAGATATATTTATCGTCGATGATTGTTCAGCTGATGAAACTTATTCAGAAGCTTTAAAATATACTTCTAATGTTTTACGACTGGCTAATAATAGCGGTAAAGCGGCTGCTCAAAGATTAGCCATAGAAAATTTTAGATTAATTTATAAATATGAGTACGTTATCATGCTCGACTGTGATAGTAGAGTGTGTAATAATTTTCGGGATGTGTTATTCGCTAATGCGCGTAATTATCCCGATGTTGACTTGTTTGTTGGCCAGGTAAAGAATGCTAAGAGCAGCAGTATCGTATCAGCTATAAGAGCTGTAGAGTATACTTTTTCTCATAGCATAGTAAAGAAAGGCCAAGATAATTTTGGCGTAATATATGTCGCACCCGGTTGTGCGTCTATGTATTCCACCAGAATGTTGAAGAGACTGCAATTTGATAGCTCTACGCTAGCCGAGGATATGGATCTGACCATTCAGGTTCATCTTCTTAACGGCAAGGTAAAGTATGTACATGAAGCAGAAGTAATCACACAGGATCCAAAAACTCTAGCCGATTATCATAAGCAGATTATGAGATGGTTTAGAGGCTTTTGGCAGATTGTTGAAAAATACAATGTACTGAAATTTGGTTTAAAGCATCGCGTCAATTTGTATATGATGTACATCATATTGGACGCTTTGATAGCGAATCGAATTTTTGTGATTCTACTGAGTATGCTTTTCTTGCCTCTATATTTAATAGTATTAGGGTTAGCAATTGACTTTACAGTGTTTGTTTTGATAGCTGCATTCAGCGCGATCGAGACAAAGAGATTCGATGTAATATATAAAACCCCTTTGATGTATCTTTCATTATTTCTTAATACCTATGCATTTATACGTAGTTTTATAGAAGTAATTTTACTGCGCAAGAAAACATTCGGTTGGAATAAAGTTACAAGATATAAAGGGGAATAAAATGAAGAAAATTTTACTAGCAATTGCACTGACTGCTTCTACTCCAGCTTTGGCTGAACCTGTTGCTTATCCTGGTTATGCTTGGGTAAACGTCACTGGACCAGCTGTAGGTGGTGAAGAGCAGGGTAACTGGGTTGCAACCAGCAAGGTGCAGCAAGGAGTAGACTGGGCTGATCTTGACGGGTGGAGACTTAACACCGCGGTTTCTGTTTCAGCTTCTGTCGATACTAAGGGTTATGAATGGAACAATAAGATTACGCCAGCTGTATCCGCATCAGTTAGAAAAAACACCAAAGCCGGTCTATTTGAAGTAGGTGTGCAGCTTGTACATGAAAGACATTTCGGTAGCCGCTACGTGGTTAGAGATAATCGCGAGGCTACAGGTGTTCAGGTCTTTGCTAACTACTGGGTAGGTTGGGGGCAATAATGTATAACCCGTTTAACAACGTAAGCGTCAATGCTTTTATGCGTTGGCCTACGATCGCTCTTCCTTTTGCCTCGATCGTAGGACTTCTTTCAAACTCTATTCTTGGTGCTATCCTGGCATGGTTAGCATCTGTCGCTCTCGGAACATGGGCTGCGACTAAGTACTTCAAAGAACAGCTATGTGATTGCGAAGAAGAAGCAAAGCGTAAAGGGTGGCTAGACGGCCTACCTAAGATGAGATGGGTGGTAGAATATAGCCCTGAGACGGGTGAAAAGCGCCCATGGGATCTCTATTCTATGTTTGGTGATGATGAGTCGACCAAGCAGCACTATGCTTCTTACTCTACAGAAGAAGCTGCTCTACAGAAGAAAACACTTCTGGAACAGCTTACTACAAAAGACGAAGACAAATAAAAAAGGTGGCCGGTCAGACCACCCTGCAATACCTAGCAATTTACGAAAGCTGACCGGCCATCAAGTTAAGGAGAAGAACAATGGCTTTCATTGTTCATATCTCTGTATATACTAGACAGCAATTAATTGCAACTGTTTTTGGATATAATCTTCGCGAAACTCTTCGTAGAGATAGCCCTCTTCCTGAGCGACAATCAGCGAATCACCGTTGCAGATAACGCGTTCACCATGACAGTTCTCCATGATATACTCCATATGGAGATCCTGCAGAGCGTAATCGCTATCGTATTTGGCATCGAATTCATCAAAGAGAGATTCAATATACGACATGGTTTGATAATCAAGAGACATTAGAGATCCTTTCCATTAAGCAGCTTGACGATACAAGGCGACACGATCGGCGATGAACTGCTCGTAACCAGCCTTCGAAACTTCGTAGCCGTCACGCTTCAGCCAAGTCTTGATATGCGGAAGAAGGTAGCCCTTCTCTTCGACGATCGTCAGCGGAGCAACACCAGCGTCAAGCTGAGCGAAATACTCTTCAACGGTGAAGTTCTTGATCAGGAAGGTGATGAACGAACCTACACCACTACGAGCATACTTGAAACGAGCAACGAACTTACGATCAGTACCATAGGTAACATAACCACCGTTGTTGACGAAATCGGTTTTAGCAAACTTGGTCATCTCTTTCTTCCTTTTCTTCATCCTATATCTTCTTATAGGCACTTTTCGAAAAAGATGCAACCCTTATTTTCAAAAAAAGGTCAGGGTTCGACGATTTTTATCGTCGAAAACCCTTCGCTTTCTGTGGGCATTTGAAAAGATTGCAGCATAGACTGAATAACTGTCTTAGGAATGGTCTTCCCTGGGCGAGAATTCAGTCTACGCTCGTACTCTTCGTCGTCTGGCTTAGGGAAGACAACAGCATGTACGTTATATCCATGATCCTTGAATGCCTTGAGTCGTTCAAAGAAACGATTGCGCGACTTGACAGACATATTGGTACGATCAACGACGATAGGATTGTAGTTATCACGAACAGCGATATCAAAGTCCTCCCACATCATTTTATCTGCAACCTTAACGAACTCAGGGAAGACTTCGTCGTAGGTCTTCCCCTCGTCCTGAGCTACAGCTTCAATGATCATATCAGACGATACTACCAGACACTCACCCTGAAACTCCTTCTCGACCCAAGTCGACTTACCTGCGCCAGGAGGCCCAACGAGAATGTAGATATCCTTAGTCATTGTACTTTACTCCATTGAACCAAGCAGCACGAATCTCTTCGTACTTCGCATTCTTCGAAAGGTTGTTACGAATAACATTCTTAACTGCATCGACAATCTTGTGATCGTCAGTCTCATCCCAGCACTTGAAGATCGTAGCACGAGTATACTGATCGAACTTCGGAGCGATCTCGAGAGCGAAGGTCTTACGATCAATGTTCTCATCACGGATATGCTCAAGCATATTGCTGATCAGCTGAGCCTGACCATACACTTCGATATTGAACAAGTGCTCAAAACGACCAAGCTCAAAACGATCCTCAGCCGGTAGATGGGCCTTGATGTCATCCAGATGCTCTTCCAGAATCAGTTCGACGATGTTGCGATCCTGTAGGATAGCTTCCTTCGCCTTGTGAATCTGCAGATACCAATGGCACTTCAGCTTCAGCATATGACCATCGTCGAAACGAACCACGAAGCCTTCAAGGTCTTCTAGATCACGAACGTACTCGAGGAAAGCCTTCATATCGGTCTGCGGTTCAAATGCGTGAACAACAGGAATGTCAAACACGCCTGCATACTCAAGCATTTCGGTATGAGACCAGTATTCGCCAGTTACCATTTCGCGAATACCAGTCAGTATTAGCTGATCTTCCTTATAGTCCAGAACAATACGCTGCTTACGTGAGCACCATTCGAAGATTGGAGTCAATCCGTCGGTCAGCAGCCCGTGTGCAAAGTCCCTATAGATAGGATTGTTCTTGACGAACTCCTCGACAGGCTTTGCCACATCCGTAGCCCCCATCTTTGTTCCCCAGATCATCTCGCCGTTCACAATGAACGGAGCGATCATCGAGCCATCGAGCTTTTCAAGAATAGCATGAGGGCGCGACAGATCAACAACGTGGTCCTGAGTCTCTTCACGCTCGTTCACATTGAAGAACTTGTGGAACGGACGACGAATAATATCACCGGTCGCAGTATCGAAGATGATACCACGGCACTCACGACGAAGGCGAGCGTGAAGGTTTTCTACTTCATAATGGTCGTGGTTTGCACGTAGATCATCAGACGCAAGCACATCAGGGAACGTATCAGCCATCATCACATTGTAGTTAATGACAGTATAACCTTCCTTTTCAGCCACAACGAATTCGTCGCGGCCAGCGATAGCCGGCAGCACATCAGAGATGTTATTGATGATAGGGAATACGTAGTTCATGGTATAATCCTAGAAAGGTAGGGGGGATTTCTCCCCCCTTTTTTTATTTACTTTTGGAGTTCAATTTCAGAAGTCCATTCTGGAATATCTTCTAAATCTTCATTTTCCGAAGGGAGATTTTCCAAAAGTTGGATATTCAACCAATCAATTTGTTTTTGAGTGAGGGGTTGAGAAGTAACAAAGTTGTAAGTATAATCTTTTTCCATTTCACTTTCTCCTTTATTGATATCTTCTTATATCCTCATTCTCATAAAAAGGCAACTGAAAAGTTTATCCAATCCCAGCAATTTTAATGAGCTTCTCTTCCCAGGTGCTGATCCATCCTCTTTCACGCTTGTATTCCAGATAATTTTCAACAGTTTCTGTTCCATCAAGATGCTCTATCGTAATGGTGCTTTCGTGCGAACGACGCAAATTTATAATTCGATCTCTTATCTTCCTGTAACGAGCTTCCAGCTTGTCAAAATTTTGCCCTAGGGCATCGATCCGCGCACGAGCCTCCGCTGCCTCTTCTGGCGTGCAGAACCAGCAGTCAGGGTCGTATTCATTGAACAGATGGTAAAGCTTTTCATCGGTGACACGCATGACATTCTCCTCTATTGAATATACCTTATAATATATTATGAGAAAAATAGCCACAAAAATCCCCGGATATTTCTACCCGGGGATTCTCTTCGTAGTGGAGTTGGAGGTGCCTACGAAATTAGAAGCGTACGCCTACGCCAACGAGACCGCCATGCTGACCGACGCCACGGTCGAAGTCAGTATAGCGGTATTCAACCTTACCGTAGACGTTACGGAAGAGATTAGCTTCAACGCCGCCGCCGAGACGGAGACCTTCAAGCTCGCGAGTGGTTGTCTGCTTCCAGTTAGCATAACCGACCTTGCCGTAAACGAGTACGGTGTCAGCAACGACATAACCGAGACGAGCACTTGCGCCGATATTACGGCGATCAAAAACGTTGTCAACGTTGGCTTCAACGCCGACAATAACATTCTTGTACAGTTCAGCGTCAAGACCAACGCCTGCACCATAAGTGATATCGGTCAGATCGATGTCCTGAGTGCGAACCTTAGCAGTTACATCATCAACGCCAGCAGTTACTTCTGCACGAACGCCGGTAAATGGGTTAGCCATGGCTGGCGTTGCGGCAAGAGAAGCAGCTGCAGCTGCAACGAAAAGAGTCTTCTTCATAATTTTACCTTTAAGTTGTTTACACAAACAAGCATTTATAGACTACTTGTACGTCTTAATATAGTGCTTTATTTAAAAAAGTCAACTTCAAACTTCAAAAAAGCACTAATAAAAATTAACCAAATATACCAGGCAGCACCAAATATCAGTAATAATACACCTACTGTTATCCAACCGCTATAAGGTATAGTAAACCATGTTTCAGCTAAACCAGGGCCACTATTATAGTTACTAGATCTATAATTTTTAATCTTTCTTGGCTTTGAAGGCTTCTTTGGCTTCTTATACTTTATAGTGGGATTAAGAGTTTTAACAGTACGCTTTGTACCGAGTACTGGGTGATGCTCTGTAGTATATATCTTAATCTTACCGTTCTTAGAACTTGTAGACTGTGTTGTACGTGTATTACCAACGCGCTTACTAGACGAATATGTAGAAGTACCGTTACTATTATTAGTACGTGTAATACGCTGGCCTTGATTACCAGCTTTGGTAGTTCTACGCTTCGACCAGTTAGCCATACTGCTCTACCATTTGAGTTTGGAGTGTATCTGCGACCTTATTCCAAAAGGCGCGAAACTGAGGGTTTTGAGCTCGAACCATTGCACGGCGAGCGTTTTGAATTCGGGTCATATACAGCTGTACACTCATTCACTATCTCCAATCACATATTTGTCATTCAAAGCACCAGGCGTCTTAATAACCATGGTAACTGTATCTTCGAGATAGTAGCATTCGCATACTTCTCCTGGATAATATATAATGCCATCTCCTACGGTAAGCAACTGATTACCGTACATTACTTTGCCAGAAATAACTAAATTAATCTCGGTAGCGATCTTATGAGTATGTTTAGGGGAACGGAAGCCTTTTTCAAATGTCTGTAGACCGGCTTCGAATAGATCAGTATTATATACAGCCTTATCGAACTGCCCTACAAACCAACCACGTTCACCAGCTTCAGATAACTTAAACGTCTTCATTCTTAATCCATTTAATCCCAAAGCAAAGCTCTTGCATCTTACGATGGAACCAATTAGGCTCTTTACCCTCTTCTACCATCCAAAACGTACCAGGTAACAGCTGACACTTCCATGCATATTTGGGTGTCTTAATCCCAGAGACACTCGTAGTACTTAGCGAATAGTCTGACCCCATTGCGCTTACGCTCCTGATGCTTTTTAATTCCCTCATCGTCGCGCCAATAGGGCGGCTTCGAAGGGTCCTTTTGATGATTAAAACTTAATGTACTAGCTGGTTTCCCATCGCCCACCGGAGTGAATACCATGTCTAGCTGTTCGGAGTTATGATGAAATTGTGATTCACCATCATAGCCATCAGCATGCTGTTCAAACGCCCAAATCATTTCATTCAGGATATAGTCCCAGCGAGCTACATGAAGACTATCAAGTTGATCTTGATTTAAATCTTCCTTCGGTGTACGTAGTTCCTCAGGTACGTCTTCGTTATCAACATGTGGATAGCCGTGCTGGCATTCTTTGAGCTTCTTAAGCGTAGGCGCAATAATCAAAGCTAGAGTGTGATCAGCAGACCATATGTCGTAATAGTCAACCTTCACCATAATTCTATGTTTACGGCTATTAGACCAGCGGTTGATAGGGAGAAATAATGCAGCTAGCTTATCAAACATGTTGAATACTAGCTTATCATACCATTTCCATTTGCTCTCATCCAGATAGAAAGAATCCTTGGATCGCCAGAACTCGTATGAACGCTCCCAGCGGCGAATAGGAATAAGATCACTCGGATAAGGTCTAATATTTACTTTCATAGCTTCAGATTATCCCAGTCAATTTCATCTAGGCCCTTCATAGCCCGATAGAAGTTGACACCAAGCACTACAGCAGCGCCTGTGACGCCAAATACAGCGAAGAACGCTGCGCGCTTAGCCCATTTCTTCTTATCAAAATCTTTCATATTAATCCTCAATTACTTCACATAGCTTACAAAAGAAGAAATGTTCTTTCTGCTTATCGAAAAAGGTCTTCGCTTCTTCATATGACTTAAATGTACGTTGATATATCGTAGATATACTATCTTCGCGCATTACCACAATGTAGTACATTTGTAATCTCCTATAATGGTACTCCCGGAGGGATTCGAACCCCCGACCTAGCCGTTATGAGCGGCCAGCTCTAACCACTGAGCTACAGGAGTATATTAGATCTTATATTCTAGCCGCGAGAAAATGGCAAGCACATCTGGATCGATAGTATCGCGATCTGCTTGTAGCCATACTTCTTCAGGGCGATTATATAGGTCCTTACGCTCAGCGATACTAGCAGCGATATTATCAATATTATTAAACTCAGGGCGATTAACTTCCTGATGTGAGAAGTTATCAATCTTATACTGAATCTGGTAAGGTGAGCCCCAGTAAGATAGATGCCAACCGCCACCGCCAATACGCGGATATGTATAGCGATTATCGCGGAAGAGTTGAGGTGTAAAAGCCCTTACCTGCTGTACAGAAGAGATAAGTGTACCAGGCCATTTAGCAGCATTAAGCTGATCAAAGTTAAAGTAGAAGAAATCCTGCTCAAATGCGATGATGCGCTCACCGTTGCGAATAGCTTCTGCAGCTGCATTAATTGTATTACGATTAGGAATCTCGTCAAGGTCGCCAAAGATAACAATATCATCAGGCTCAAAGCGATCGAGAGGATCAGCCATGGCGTTGCGCTGTTGGCGCTCCATAGCCCACTGATTGCGCTCTTCTAGCTTAGTGAAGTCATAACCAGCGGTTGAAACGCGTAGCGGGTAATAGATGAAGCGATCACCGTACTTCTCAAACCGCTCCATATTCAGCTGAATATGGTATGGCTTCTCGTTGCCGTTGAAAGTATAGTTACTCTCGACGACAACGAAATAGTCCACATGATTGTTGAGATACTCGAGACGAGCCTCGAGCATGTCTAGCTCGTTGAGAAATGTACAACAATCGATAATCATCTTAGGCGTTTTCCTTCAGCCAGTTTAGAACGTTCTCAGGAGCGGTTTCACCGTAAGGATCGTTTTCAGCGTCCCAGCACTTACCAGGCTCGATGAACCACTTTTCGATCTTACCGTTATTAACAACGCAAGCATAGCGCCACGAACGGATACCAAAGCCGAGATTGTCCTTACCGACAGCCATGTTCATCTGGTTAGTAAATGTGCAAGAGCCATCAGGGATAACCTTGACCTTCTTGATCTTCTGCTGCTTGGCCCAGGCATTCATTACGAATGCGTCATTGACCGAGATGCAGTAAATGTCCTTGATGCCCAGAGCCTTAAACTCAGCAAACTTCTCTTCAAAGCCAGGCAGCTGATATGTGGAACATGTCGGTGTAAATGCACCTGGGAGAGAGAAGAGAACGACCCGCTTATTAGCGAAGAGATCAAAGGACGTTACGTCTTCCCAGCGATAGGGATTAGGACCTTCGATCGAATCATCGCGTACACGAGTCTTAAAAACAACTGACGGAACTACCTTAGGGAGATAACGCTCATCGTCAAAATCAGTTGCAGCACAAACAGTGTTATTCATAATATATCCTTTATTTAAAATGGCGACCCCGGTAGGACTCGAACCTACGACCCCAAGATTAGAAGTCTCGTGCTCTATTCCAGCTGAGCTACGGGGCCAATAAATTATTTAGGCGATGCGGCCGAGCCTATGAAGTAGACTGGCAATCTTGTTTACGTCTGGATGAGGTTCACGTTCACTCTCAACAGCACGATTGCAGTCAATCAAATAGACATGCAGTGCACGCTTGATAAGAGGGATATCAGCTGGAGCGATTGCACCACCTTTAGCTTCCTTTGGACCTTCAGCCATTAATATTACTCCATTCTGCAATCAGCCAAGTATTGGCTGTATCCATCCAATTAATTTCGACTTCATCGAGCTCTACACCGTTGCGAGCACGCTCTTCGAGTTCACGAAGACGGCGCTCAATGGCATAAGGATCATCGTAACGAGTCGGAAGATCAAAAACGCGAATATCCATAACAGCCTCCATTGCAGTGTATATATCTGAATATACGCACTTTTTACAATAAAGGCAACTACTTTTTCTTACCGATCGCGTACTTTGTGACTAAAGTCCACTCGTCTTTTTCTTTGTGTGGGAGAATTTTAATCTGATTCATAGTAGCTTTAGGCTGTTCGAATTTCTTTGGCTCAACAATCTTGATTAAGCCCCAATCCTCAAGCAGTTTAGCAATAGTATTACGTCTACCCTTGTCTTCGTCGGAGAAGTTAGACTGCTTACCATCAAGAGCAAACATCTCTTTGAAGTGTACAATGTAGAACTTACCCTGCTTATGGAGGATATGGCAAGACTGGTAAAGCGTTTTATCTTTTCTAGAAGCCACGCCAATACGAGTGAGCGTTTCCCTAACCTTTAGGAAATCATCTTCTTCGCCCAGTTTAACCTCTAGTAACGTATCAACAATATCATTCATTTAATCCACCTGTATTCAATCTTTTCTTTATTATTTTTATTTGATCAGGGGATAGTAATTGTAGAGCTTGATCAGTCTTGCTATTGCTATACTTAAAGTATTGTTTAACTGCTTCAAAATCATCACTATCCTGTCTTTTCGCCCATTTAGAAAAACGCTTCTTCGGACGAATAGTATTTATGAGATAGTGAAATTGAAGTTTGTTATCGAGATGATGGTTCATATTCATCTCGTTCGCATACAAGAGTGTATCAGGAAAGTTAGACAGACTACGATTAGTTAAGAATGGAACGTAAGCAGACTCAGCTAGCTCGTCATTCTCCGTATCTGTCATCAAGTCATGTTTAGTAAAATTTATCGCGTTAACATAATCAAACGGACTCGTCATTTTTCTTACGTCCCTTCAAAAGTACATCAGCGGACTTGTCGAAGAAGTCAGCGCACTCATCACATACTAGAACCTCAGCAACACCCTCTTGCACTTTAAGGCGGATGATTGCAGGTTCTTCTGGCATCTGATTGACACCACAAACGTGACAGAGATTTTCTAGCTTAGACTTCTTACGACGATTCCACCAACTCATAGATATTCCAATTCCATCATCATTTCAGTAAGACAGGCCGTGAGGTTGATCTCATGATCAGCCACAAAGGCAGCCTGGTACTGATACTTAGCCAGGAGCATAACCAGCATTGGAATAGAGTTCTTAGAGATGTACTGATTGGATGCATCGTACAGAGTACGGAAGATAGTTGTCGCATCTGAATCGATGTTTTCAGCTACCCACTTACGCATATTGGTAAAGTCCTTCTCCTTGAGAAAGCCAACCAGGGACTTAAGAGACGTTTCAGTAATATTAGCTAGCAGGCCAGAGTCAATCTTGCCTGTAGCCGAGTAGCGCTGCAGCTCGTTAAGCACACGACGCCAGTCAGGATAATGCTTCTTGATCAGTTCGATCAAAACAGTCTTATCATACTCTACACCTTCTGTATCCAGAATGGTGCAGAGACGCTTCATCATCTGCGCTGCAAGAGCAGGCAGATCGTTCTTCTTGATCTTGAACTCAACAACAGAACAACGAGACTGAAGAGGCTCGATGATACGGTTCTTGAAGTTACAAGTCAGAATAAAGCCGCAGTTACGTGAGAACTCTTCCATGAAGTTACGAAGAGCAGGCTGCGTAGAGTTAGGATTGAGGTAATCAGCCTCATCGAGGATAACATACTTACGGCCGCCCATCAGAGAGACTGACGAAGCGAACTGCATAATCTCATTACGCAGCGTATCGATGTTACCGTTCAACGACCCGTTGATAACGATATAGTCACATCCCAGCTCTTCAAGCATAGCACGAGCGACGGTTGTCTTACCACAACCAGCCGAGCCAGAGAGAAGGAGGTTAGGGATGTTACCTTGCGAAACAAACTCTTGAAAGGTTTGCTTCAGACTTTCCGGAAGAATAGTATCACGGATAGTCTTAGGACGATACTTTTCGACCCAGAGAAATTCTTCTAGCATTTGTATACTCCGTCATAATATAGTATATAATCATAGACTATTTCGTCTATGAAATCAAGTGAGTATTAGCCTTCAAACGAAGAATTAGCTTCTACTGCAATCCAATACTCAACGTCTTCGCTCTTGAAGTGAGCCAGACCACGCTGAGATACGCTAACGGTATAATCGCCAGTTAGCAGCTTGAAGTTATCAGCCATGATAATAAAGCTGAAGGTCTTATCGGTCGTGCCAACTTCTGCACGATAGGTGGGCG